GTCGGCCTTGAACCCCTCGGGCATGACCAGCTCGGGGGGCGTCGGGGGCGGGGCGGGCGGGGGCACCGCGATGAGCGGGGCCGCCACGGGGGCCGCAGGGGCCGCAGGAGCGACGGGGGCGGCCGGGGTGGCGGCAGGGGCCACCGGGGCGGCTGGCGTCGCTACAGGGGCGGCAGGGGCTGCGGCAGGGGCTGCGGCAGGGGGGGTGGCTTCGACGGGGGGCATCAGGATTCCTCTTCTGCGGGCGCTGCCTCGGCGGCGGCGCGGGTGGTGGCGTCGGCAGCCTGGTCCGCGAGCTGCTCGGTCAGGGCCTGGACGTACTGGTTGGTGGCGTCCTGCTGGCAGCGGACCATCAGGCCGATGGCCACGGAGCGGCGCCCCTCGTTGTAGGCGGTCGCTAGGGCCTCGCTAGCGTAGGAGGGGGCGAACACGCCCTCGATGAGGCCCCAGACGAAGCGGCGGCCGGGCGCGGTGGACATCACGGCCAGGAGGTCGCCCTTGGCCCGCGTCTCCAGCGAGTCCTCGCGGGCGCGCAGGATGGCCTGCGCCTTGCGGCTGGATGCAGTCGGGGAGGTCATGGGTCAGTACCAGACGCAGTAGCTACCGGCCTGCGCCGTCGAGGCCGCCGCTGCGCTCGGGGCCATGTTGAGGGAGATGGTGCCGGTGCCCGAGAAGACGGCGCTTCCCTCGATGCGGTCCTCCATGACCTGCGCCAGCGTGCCCGCGACCATCGTGGTCGTGCAGCCCGCAGCGCACGCGGCCGTGGCGAGCGCGATGACCTGCGTCTTCGTGTCGGTCGTCGCCGCGAGGCTAACGTGCGACTTCACCGAGATGCGCGAGACGGTCGTGGAGCTGGTCATCCCGTAGCGCGGGCCGTTCGTGGCGGCCGGGCGGGTCGTCGAGATGGAGCAGTACCAAGAGACGGCCTGCCCGGTGGTGTGTGAGGGCGAGGTCATCGGCACGCCCGCCGTCCCCACGATGCCGAGCGTGTTCGCGGTGGCGGCCGAGGCCCAGGTCGCCGCGAGCTGGGTGACGGTGGGGCCGCCGCCGCCACCCGGCGCGGTCTTGAAGGTGTTGTCGCCGTAGAGGACGGTGGTCGCGTCCTTGGTCCCGGTCGCGGACAGGTTGCTCACCGCCACCACGGCGCCGGTCACGCCGGTCACGGTGGGGGAGACTGCGGTGCCGCCGAGCTGGCCAGCGAGCCGGACACCGCCGGTCGTTGCCGCCGCCGCGTCGGGCAGCGTGTAGGTGGAGGCCGGGCCGGTGGGGCCGGTCGGGCCGGTCGGACCCGTGGGGCCGATGACGCCCTGGATGCCCTGTGAGCCGTTCGTGCCGTTGGTGCCCGCAGGACCCGTAGGGCCTGTCGGGCCAGCGACGGTCGAGTCGGCGCCAGCCGGGCCCGTGGGGCCGGTCGGGCCGGTCGGGCCGGTGGGGCCCGCGACGACGGAGGCGGCGCCGGTCGGGCCGGTCGGACCCGTGGGGCCGATGACGCCCTGGATGCCCTGTGAGCCGTTCGTGCCGTTGGTGCCGGTCGGGCCCGTGGGGCCGGTGGGGCCAGCGACGGTCGAGGCTGCACCGGCCGGGCCGGTAGGGCCCGTGGGGCCAGCGACGCCCTGGATGCCCTGGATGCCCTGCGTCCCGTTGGTCCCGGCGGGGCCGGTCGGACCCGTGGGGCCTGTCGGGCCGGTCGGGCCCGTGGCGCCGCCGCCGGTTCCGCCGGTCGCGGAGAGCACGCCCGCCGTGATGGTCAGGCCCGCACCGACCTTGACGCCACCCAGCGTGGTGGGCGAGGCGATGGGCAGCGAGTAGCGCCCGAGCGGCTGAATCTGAGCGAGGGCCAGGGCGGGGAGCAGCAGGACGAGGGCGGCGCGACGCTTCAAACGATGCTCCCCGCGACGTACTTGATCGTCGGCATGAAGGTGATGGTGACGCCGCCGCCGGTCAGGTCGAGGCCGTTGGCGAGGAAGGCGACCCGGCCCCGCGCGTTCACCACATCGAAGAGCCAGGAGAAGCTGGCGAGCCCGACAGCCGAGGCGGGAATCTGCTGCTCGCGGTCAATGAGCTTCGACCAAGGGAGGCCCGCGACGGGGTCGAGGTGCCAGAGGTCGAACTGCCCGGCCGCGCTGTTGATGACCTTGCCCGCGTCGCAGGCGACCTTGAGCGTGAAGCCCTCGACGCCGTTGAGGTCGAAGCCTTCGCTGGCCAGCAGCGGCGGCGCCTCGGTCGCGGCCTGGACGGAGCGAATGGTGCGCCCCGTGATGTTGGCCCAGGTAGCCATGCGCCTAGAGCCTCGTCACGTTGGGCTTGTTCAGCGCCTTGCCGTAGCCGTGCTTGGTGGCGCCGCGCGAGACGGCGTAGCCGAAGGACGAGCCGACGACGAGGATGGCGCCCGCGCCGTCCCGGGACATGAAGAGGAGGGCGGTGCCCAGCGCGGTGCCGAAGACGGCGAACCAGAACTCGGTGCTTCTCAGGCTGGACTTCACGGGCCACCTCCGGGGAGCTGCGCGCCGCCACCCTGCGCGGCGAGCATCCGATTCAGCGCGCTGGTCCCGTTGACATCGGTGCGGGAGAGCAGCTCGGCCGACTTGGCCATCTCGGGCCCCTGCTGGAGGGCCTGCTCCTGCTGCGCCGCCTGCGCCTGCGCCTGCGCCTTGGCGTCGCGCGTCGCCTGCACCTGCTCGTCGGAGAAGAGGAGGTCCGGCGCGGTGCCCAGCATCCCGGCGTAGGAGTCGACCAGGGCGTCGACGTTCAGCTTGTCGAGGGCCGAGGGGAGGGCGCCAGCCAGGTTGCCGACGAAGGAGGTCAGCCGCTCGACGGCGGACACCCCGAGGAGCCGCTGCGCCGCCGCCATGATGGAGACGTACTCGACGCGGACGGACGAGCCCTGGAGGGACTGCGGCGGCTCGGGCAGCAGGCCACGGCGCAGGCAGATGTAGAAGACCCGGTCCAGCAACTTGTCCAGCAGCTCGTCGTGCAGCCGCTCCAAGACGGGGCCGAGGGTGAGCAGCTTCTCTTCGTGGCGCTCCGCGACCTCGCGCGCGGTGGCGCGCTGGTTGCGGTCGTCCATCGAGAGCGCGAGCCAGAGGTCCGCGTAGAACGCCTTGTTGATGCGGTCTTCGTGGGTGCGAATGACGCCGTCGATGGCGCCGATGGCCTGCGGGTGGATGCTGAAGGCGGGCTCAAAGCCCTGGCCCCCGGCGACCCGGTCCACGAAGGTCACATCGCCCGGGAGCAGCGAGGGGCGCCCGGCCTTGAGGGCGGACGGCGCCACCATCGGCGGGTTGGTGATGCGGTCGATGACCATCGCCTTGCGGCGCTCCAGCGTCTGGAGAGCCTTGGCGTCACCGAGGGCGTCGAAGCCGGGGCCGGTTCCGTAGGTGTCGTTGCCGGTCACGTTCCAGCGCGGCGCCACGACGGGGAACTCGTTGAAGCCGCCGACCCGGAGGAACTGATTGGACTGATGGTCGCCCGCCGCCTCAAACCAAACCGACCGCCAGGCCATATGCGCGGTGCCCGCGCGGTTGGGGACATGGTTGGGGTTCGGCTCGATGGCGTGGATGACGACGTAGACCGTGTCCAGCTCGCGGCGCTTGTAGGCGTCCTGCACCGGCTGGGAGCAATTCGCGAGCCCGAACTGCTCGACGAGCTGCGCCGAGGTGAACGTCACCTCGCGAATCATCGTGTCGACCTGGCCGCGCGCGGAGGTGGCCAGCACGAAGCTGCCCAGCGGAAGGACGTAGGCGCGGACAACCTCCTCGACATCCTCCTCGATGAGCATCGCGGCGGTGCAGAACACGCCGAGGTCCGCGAAGATGCTGGCCAGCCCGTTGTAGACGTTGGACCGGATGAGCACTTCCTTGATGATGTTCTCCACCTCGTTGAGCCAGGCCTTCACCTCGTTGGAGGCGGTCTTGGGGTTCGGCACCCCGAGGCGGAACCACGGCCGGGCGGGGGAGGTGAGGCCGGACATGAGGCCGCTGGCCAGCGTGCGCGACGCCTGCATTGGGGTGTTGTTGATGAGGAGCGGGTTGGTCGCGGGCTTGTTGCGCTGGCTGGCCTGGTCGCGGAACCGGCGCGGCAGGATGTAGTCCGCGAGCTGCTTCCAGACCGTGACCCACGGGGACCGCTCGGTCTTGAGCTGCGTCCAGCGGGTGAAGATTCGGGCCTTCTCGGGCTGCGCCGGGGCAGAGACGCTCTGCGCCGTCGACCTGTAGATGCTCACGGGGCCTCTCCGATGATGGTGCCCATGCGCGCGGCGGCCTTCTTCGCCGCCTTCTGCGCGGGCGTGAGACGGAGGCCGGTGTCAGGGTCGTACTCGTCATCCCCCGTGCCGCGTCCGGGGAGCGGGGTTGGGTCCGGGTCTCGCCGACCACCCGGGGGCGGCGCCGTGGGATTCCCGTCGCGGTCCTGGGTGGGGCCGGTGTTCCGCCAGCCGACGCCCGCCTCGGCATCCTGCCTCTTGCGCTCGTTCTCGGCAGCGGAGGCGGCAGCGCGCTCGGCGGCGGCGGCGTCGGCGGCGGTCTTCGCGATGATGGCGTTCCCGGCCGCTTCGCTCACGGTGCCCGACCCGACAGCCGGGACATCCAGCACGCCCCCGGGCGTCGCGCCCGAGAGGCCCGCACCCGCGACACCCTCGGTGCCCCGGGTCGAGGTCAGGAGGTTGGCGCGCATCCCGTTCCGCGCGAGGAGCTGGAACTGCGCGCGCTGCGACGCCGCCACAGCCGCGTTCCCGGTCAGGTCGGTGTCGGCCACGACGGGGGGCGGGAGCGCGGCGGGGCGGGAGTGGTGGCCCATCAGTAGTCCTCGGTCGGGTAGGGGTCGTAGTCGACGCCCACGCACGAAACGTTGCGGTGGACCCGGCGCCCGGCGGCGTCTTCGCGCGGGGAGAGCGGGCTGTAGAAGGTGAGCGCCAGGGCGTCGGCGCAGTCCGGCGAGGCCATGCCGCGCTTCTTCATGTCGGCCTTGGCCTCCAAGAGGACGCGGCTCTGCGCGTCGAACTTGAAGGTCGGGGTGCCGAGGTCCGTCTTGAGCTGGAGGTCGTCGGGGATGGAGCCCGTCCGCAGCCACTCGGCCATCTCGCCCCACATGCGGGCGCGCGTGTTCGCGTACTTGGCGATGGAGCTGCGGGTGCCGAAGTTGACGGCGACCGGCGAGTGCCCGAGCTGGCGCATCCGGTCGACCACCCCGGCGCCGAGGCCGCCCTCGTCCACGAAGATGGCGTCGGCGTGGTGCTCGTCGGCGCAGGCCAGGGCGGCGGCGGCGACCTCCATCGTGTCCAGGCCCCGGAACTTCTGGAGCGTGTGGGCGACCGGCCCCTGGCGCAGGATGAACGCGGTGATGTCGTCACCGAACCGGGCCGGGTCGACCCCGAGGGCCACGCCCGCGTAGCCGTACTCGCGCTCGGTGATGACGCGCTTCGACGCCTCCTCGATGCGCTCTCCCGGGATGAGGATGTTCACCCCGCCCGCGCTGAAGACGCACATCATCTCGGCGGCGAACTGCGACTCCGACATCTCGCGCCGCGCGGCCTCGACCTCTGCCGCTGGCAGGGCGGCCGTGCTCTCGACGGTAAGGAGGCAGGCGTACCACTCGGCGTCGCGCAGGGCCCGGTAGTAAAGCTCGCTGAAGAGGTTGATGCCCTTCGCGGTTCCAATGAAAATCGCCCAGCCGAGGCGGTCGGTCAGCGCGGGCCGGATGATCTCGCCCCAGACCGAGGGCTCGATGTCCGCGACCTCGTCGATCACGATGCCGTCGAAGCCAAGGCCGCGCAGGGCGTTGGCGTTGTCGGCGCCGAACAGGCGAATCTGCGAGCCGTTCGGGAAGTCGACCTTCAGCTCGGACTCTCGGATGACGGCGCCGGGAATCTTGATGGCGTACTGCTTGAGCAGGTCCCAGGCGACCGACTTGGCCTGCGAGTAGAACGGCGCCAGGTAGGCGTAGCGGCCGTCCGTCTTGCCTAGAGCCGCTAGCAGCAGCTCATGGATGGAGAAGAACGTCTTGCCCGCCCGGCGGTGGAGGACGAGGACCGAGAAGCGCTTGCGCGCCTTGTGGACCTGGCGCTGCCAGCGGCGCGGCTTGTAGCCGAGGTCGACGGCGGCCACTAGCGCCAGCCCCAGACGAACCCGAGGATGAACGGCCCCAGGTTGAGGTGGGCGTGCATCCCGGTCGCGCGCTCGACGGGCGCGTAGGCTCCGGTGTCGACGATGAGTCCGGCGAAGACGCCGAGAGCCGACAGCCGCCAGGTCGAGGCCCGGTGAGCGAAGAAGCGCGGGAGCCTCACAGGGTCCGCCGCTTGGAGCTGGTGGGCCCGGCGGGAGTCGAACCCGCGCAGCCCCGGGAGGCCGCTCCTTGGACTGCGGCGCCCATGAAGAAGTGGATGGCCGACACGGCGTCGGCCTGGTGCTCATGGAGGTCGGAGCGGCCCAGCCACTCGACCTCGGGGTACAGCTCCTTGACGGCCGTGATCATCGCGGGCTTCTTCGCCATGCGGTCCCCGGTCAGGGCGCCTTTGAGGTTCATCGGGCCCGACACCTCGATGGGCGCGCGGTGCAGGGCGCTGATCGAGGCGACGACGCCGAGGCTCATCGAGAGCATCGCCGCGCTGACCACGTTGCGCGGGAACGACATGGCCTCACCGACGATGCGGTAGGGCGGGAACTCGCGGCAGACGTTCTCCAGCGCGACGAAGACCTCGCGCGCGCGCCGCAGGTTGTCGGCGCTGGCGGTCCCGATGCTCCCCTTCGTCGTCTCGATGACGCCCGACCGGACGATGTGGAGCTTGCCCCCTACCGGCACGGTCGCGACGGCCCAGCCGAGATGGGCCAGACCGCCGTCGATGCCGAGGATGTAGGGGGCGTGATTCAGAGGGGGACCGAGATGAGGAGGCCCAGGACGAGGGCGATGGCGATGCTGGCCAGCGAGTAGTTGCGGACTGCCCTGCGGCGCTGGGTGCGGAGGACCGCCAGCCCGAAGTGGTCGACCAGCTCGTTCGCCAGCCGGTCGGGGATGAAGTCGAGGCGCTTGCGGCGCTGGCTGGACATGGCGCTCATGGGGCCTCGGGGGTGGAAGGTGGTGCCCCGTTCGCTGGCACCCCGGTCACGGCGCTGAGGGCGCAGTCGGTGGCGGCCGGTTCGGTCAAGACCGGCGCGACAGGGAGCTGCGGGACCGAAGGCTTGCGGCGGCGGACAGGCGGGAGGGCCTTGACGACCTTCAAGGCCTCGACGACCGGCAAGTCGTCCGGGTCCTCGGCGTAGGGGTCGATGACCGAGATGCCCACGGTCCCCTGGTGCTCGACGACCTGCTTGGGCAGCGGCTCGGTGAACTGCCAGAGGAGCTTGATGGCCGCGATGACCACGGCGTCGTTCCGCTGGACGTTGCCCGACATGATGCGGTCCCACTCGCGGAAGGCGTCGGGGTGCCTGGTCTTGGCCAGCGCCAGGAAGTCCGGGTCGGCGCCGATGTCGCGGGCTGTCGCGAGGATGTTGGAGCGGGAGGCCAGAGGTAGTACCCGTTTGGGGGAGAGTTCGTGCAAATCGAGAAATTACGGACGCCAGGGTCTCCTGCGCCCGGGGGCGGCACCTCGGGGGGTGGCGGGGGGTAGCGACGCCCTGCTGCAAAAAGAGGGGGGGGGGGGGGGGTACCCCCAACACCCTGAAACCCGCGACCCCCATGATTCACAGTCCCGTGCGCTTCGCGATTCTAGGCGCGTTCTAGCGCTTGCGCTGCGCCGTTGACCAGCCCTTGACCACGGCACCCGGGAGAGCAGGGCGGCAGGGGCGCGGCTAGCTAGCCCGGGAACGCAAGACGCCCAGCCCCCGAGGCAGGCAGGGCGGGCGCGCGGTAGCGGGCTCCAATCACCCCCGAGGCGCTAGGGGCTAGACAGCGAAGAGAGCGAGGGACGGGCGAGCCCAAGGCGACGGGGCTGGGAGGCGGACCGGCGAGCGGCGCCGCGTCCCTCTACTCACTCACTCCGCGAGGCCGGGGGCAAATCGACAGCGCGCCGCTAGCCAGCGGCTAGGACCAAGCGGACCCGCCGGACCGTCTCCAGCCGCTACTCCCCCACACCTTGTAGGCCCCACCCCCCCACCCCTTTTTATCTCTCTCTTTTAGGGAAATGGTACTTGACAGGTCCTTCCGGTCCTCGTGGTCCCAAGCGCCACGATAGCCCCCCGATAGTAGCGCCCCACTAGAGTTGCGCTAGGGCGTTGACAGGAACGCGGCAGCATGAGACAACAGCGTTGCAGCACGGACCACCCACCCGAGACGGAGAGCCGACCCCATGACCGATTCAGCCGCCGCAGCCCTCGCCGCAGAACTTGGCGCCTCCCCCGCCGCCAAGGCCCGGGGCGTCGCCGTCTCGATTGGCATCACCTCGTGGACCGATGGCGCGATGCGCATCTACGTCACCGGCCCCACCGGCTCGCACTCCCTCGACGCCGCCGCCTCGACCGAGGCGCGCGTCAGGGCCCACTTCGCCGGCTTCCTCGCCCCCTCCCGCTACTAGCCCCCTCACCGCCCCAACCGAAAGAGAGCCGACCCCATGAGCTTCGCCGCAAAATTCTCGGGCACCTGCCAGCGCTGCAAGGAGGCCGTGACCCCGGGCCAGCAGGTCAACCGCTACAACCGCCCCGTCCCGGGCGCGCTCTTTCATGTCGCCTGCCCCAACGGCGCCACCGTCAGCGCCTCTGAACCTAGCCCCGTCGAGCCGACGCCTAGCCGCACCCCCGCCGCCCCCGGCTCGCTCGACGCCATCGTGGACGCCCGTATCGACGCCGCGCTGGGGGGCTTCCAGCCCGACGCCGCGCTGGATGAGGCGGCGGTCCGCGCCATCATCGCAGAGTCGACCACCGCGACCGTCACCGTCGAAGTCAAGCGCCTCGACAGCACCACCCACACCAAGGAGGGCGCTCACTTCCTCTTTGCCCGGGCCGTCCGACTCGCCGGGGCAGGTATCCACCTCCAGCTTCACGGCCCCGCCGGGACCGGCAAGACCACGCTAGCTATCGACGTTGCCGAGGCGCTGGGCAACGGCTGGGAGCTAGAGACGCTCGACCCGACGACCCCCAAATCGGCCGTCATGGGCTACCGCACCCCGACCGGCGAGAACGTCCACACCTCGACCACGCGCGCCGCCACCAAGGGGAACACCCTCATTCTGGATGAGAACGACCTCGGCCCGGGCACCCTGCAATCCCTCTACAACGGCGTGCTGGCTAACGGCCACATCGCCTGCGCGTGGGGGCGCGAAGAGAAGGCCCCGACGTTCGTTCACATCGGATGCAGCAACACCGCGCTGGCGGGCCCGACTCCCACGTTTACTGACCGCAAGGTGGGTTCCAGCGCCTACCGCGACCGCCTCTTCTACATCTTCGTGCCTGCTGACCCGAACGTCGAGGCGCGCGCCGCCGGCCTCCCCCTCGCCCCGCCGCCGGTCCGCGTGCTCACCACCTGCACCCCCGCCGAATGGGTCCTCTGGGTCCGCGCCATGCGGGTCTGGGCCACCACGAACGCCCCCACCCTCCTCCAGTTCCTCGGCCAGCGCGCCAGCCTCATCGGCATCAAGCTGCTGGCCCTCGGAGAGACGCCCCGCGAACTGGCGGATGGGCTGGTCTTCAAGGGCGCCGACGACCTGCTGGTCAATAAGGCGCTGGCCGCCTGCCCTCTCACTGCCCGGTCGGTCTAGCCATGAGCGCCATCAACGCGACAACTCACCGTAGCTGGTCCGACTTCGTGGACTACGCGGCCGACTACCAGCAGCGTAAAAATCTCGTGGACGCGGGACCGGGTTGGTACGGCGTGAACCGAGCGGCCGACGCCTACAAGCTGGCCCGCGAGGGATGGCGCGACGGGATGGCGCTGGTGCAGCCCCTCGCCGCCGCTATGCTCGCCCGCCCCATCATGGAGCCCGCCGACGATTGGGGCTGGGACGTTACGGGCGCCGACTACGACGTTGGCGAATACCTCGCCGGAACGCCCGAATGCTGGCTGGCCCGCGTCCCCAACGAGACGAAGCCGACCATCACCCTCATGGCTAGCATCGCCTGCTCCGCTGGCATCCCCGAGTCGGTCATCAACGCCAAGGGCGCAGCTATCGTGGCGCTGGTGCAGGCCCTCCAGTCGGCCGGTCATCCGGTCCGACTCTGGGCAACCGTTGGCTACGCGGTGCAGGGGCACATGAACACCATTCATCGCGCCCTGCTCACCGACGACAACGGAGGCGCGCTCGACATTGACCGCTTGGTGTTCGCCCTCGCACACCCCGCCTCTAACCGAATCATCAGCTTCTCCGCTTGCGCCAAGGCCGCAGGACAGGAGCCCAGCGCGCACATGGGTTGCCTGCTCGACCCGCCCGCCGAGCTTGGCTGGGAGTGTGACCTCTACATCCCCCGGACCTTCCTCTACGACGCGCAATGGAAGAGCGCCGACGCCGCACGGGCTTGGGTCGTCGAGCAGTTTAACCGCCTCACGGCTAGCAGCTAGTCGACCAAGGGGAGCCGCACCGGCTCCCCGCTTTCACCGACCGGCCGTCCCCTCTAGACGGCTAGCCGGTGAAGGACCAACCCCGAACACCCGGAGCCCTGACCATGCTCGTCCTCGCCGCCGCCCTCCTGTCCGCCGCCCCCGTCGTCCTCGTCGCCGCCCGCCTCTACCTGCTCAACCGCTAGCCAGAGAGAACACGCCATGACCAACGCCG